GTATTGCTAACTACTATGTAGCCTCTTCAGATCTACCACTACAGATGTACTCAGGAGCTGACTGGTTTAATACCTACGGTATGTTACCTGCTCTTGTAGAGATGGATTACGAAGGTAACAATCCTCGTATTCGTTTACTTAATCCATTTGGTGTCTATCCAGAGATTGATCGTTTTGGTCGTACCACATCATTACTACAGGTTGTAGTATCTGATGCAGAATCATTAGCAGCACAGTTCCCAGAGTTTGCAAGTCAGATTCTAAATGTTCGTAGCGTTTACCAATCAGCATCACCTTACCTATCGGTAATGCGTTACCACGACAAAGATCAAGACTTACTATTTATCCCAGAGCGTAACAATTTAATTTTATCAAACACACCAAACCCAATTGGTAAGTGCCTTGCTAGAGTCGCAGTCCGTTCTTCTCTTGACGGCGAAGCTCGCGGTCAGTTTGATGATGTACTATCAGTACAACTTGCTCGTGCAAGATTTGCTATTCTACAAATCCAAGCAGCAGAGAAATCTATCCAAGCACCTATTGCTATTCCACAGGATGTGCAAGAACTTGCTCTAGGACCAGATTCAATTATGAGATCTGCTAACCCACAAGGTATTCGTAGAGTTCCACTAGAACTACCACCGGGAGTATTTACAGAGTCTGGCGTATTAGAAAGAGAATTACGTCTAGGTGCTCGTTATCCTGAATCTCGTTCAGGTCAGATAGATGCTTCTATCATTACTGGTCGCGGTGTTCAAGCATTACAAGCAGGCTTTGATACACAGATCAAAGCAGCACAAGCACAGTTTGCTAAGTTATTCCAAGATGTTATCGGTCTATGTTTTGAAGTAGATGAGAAGATCTTTGGATCTATGACTAAGTCTATTAAGGGAACCGATGACGGTACACCTTATACAATGAAGTACACTCCATCTCGTGATATTAAAGGCGAGTATGGTGTAGATGTTCGTTACGGAATTATGTCTGGAATGGATCCTAACCGAGCCATTATCGCATTACTACAAATGCGTTCAGACAAACTCGTCAGCCGCGACTATGTTCGCAGAGAGATACCATTAGACCTAAATGTTACACAAGAAGAACAAAGGGTTGACATTGAAGAGATGCGCGATTCTCTTAGGGTTGCTGTTGCTCAGTATGCACAAGCTATACCCGCACTTGCTTCCCAAGGTCAAGACCCAACTCAAATCATTTCTAGAATCGCAGAAGTAATCCAAGGCCGACAAAAAGGACAATCCTTAGAAGCGGTAATTGGTAAAGCATTTGCACCAGAACCAGTTGCTCCAGTAGAGCAACAACTTCCTGGCGCAGCACAAATTCCAGTAGCAGGTGCGGCCCCCGCTCCTGCCTCGCAGCCAACTCAAGAACAACAAGTCGGTGCGGCCCCTGCTACTGGACAAGCTCAACCAGATATAGGTCAACTACTCGCCGCCATTGGCGGAGCGTAAGGAGGTGGAAAATGAATAAGGGATCAAGAGCAGCAGCACCAACCGCAAAGCCAACTGAGGGCAAGAATAAGCCAGCAGGAAAAGAAGGCGGAAAAGTGTTCTTCGGATATGCAGCACCAGGCCGTAAAGGTAAAGCAGCAAAGAAGTAAATAATTTAAGAAAGGAGCTGGGCGTTATGGATGATGATCTACAGCGCCCAGTTCGTTCATCTGATTTTTTAGTAGTAGTAACAGGATTCGCATTAAATTTAATTAGCGCATTTGAAGCGCTGGCAGAAGATCTGCATAATATGAGCATTTATAATTCGCAACAAAAAAGCCAAGAAGCAAAAGTCTGGCAAAAGTTTTCACAAGATTTAGAAACTATTAAGGAGAACAAAGATGGCTAGAGGCCCATTAGCAGGAGCATCAGGTCCTGGTAAGTTCTCAAAGAGAACAGATATGGATTTAGGATCCACTTCATACGGTGAAGGACAAGAGACTGCTATGTTAAATACAGCAGCACCTAAATCTAAAACTCGCGGTATTGCAGATGATGTTGGTGGTAGACCAGCCAATCCATTAGCTCAAATACAACCAGTGACTCCAATATTTTCTGAATCACAAAACAAAGCGCAAGATATTATGACTGGTGCTCCTATGGGACCAGGCGCTGGATCAGAAACACTTATGATGCAATCTCAACTTGCCAATAGAAAATTATCAGATATTTTAGCAGAGATGATTCCTTATGATAATACAGGAGAAATAGTAATACTGTATCAGGATGCTCTATCTAGAGGTAATTAATGTCTCAGAATTTAAATGCAGCAGCAGTCGCTGCTCAACTTGCTGAACAGGATAGAAAGAAAATAGAAGCCTACCAAAAGGCATTAACTGTTCATACAAGTTTAAATAAACTTCCACCTGATTTAGCAAAAGAACAAGCATCTAAATTAACACCAGCCCAGCAAGCATCTTTGCCAAAAACTTTTGGTAACGATGATCCGGCCGTTGAAGTAAAGCGTAGTCCATTAGGAACCGCTTGGCATTACACTGGTGGCGCAATTATAAAAGGCTTGGGTATGGGCCTTGCTGGATTACAAAATGTATCTGATCTTACAACCCGTTTATATCGTACCGGTGTTATTGCAGCACAAGAAGATTTAAGTCTTGAAGATGCTTGGGAAGAAGCAAATGATAAGGGTGATAAAAAGTTTAACTCTGATCGTATTGAAGATGCCCGTTTAAAATACGGTAATGATGCAGTTACTATCGCTATGCGATTTGCTGCCGGTGAAGACCAAGGTAAAATTTTAAAAGAAGCTACAGAAGAACAAAAGAAATACGTTCAACTTGTATCTAATCAAGCAGGTACACAAGAAGAGCGAGATTTATTTCAAGATACTATTGCAGCAGTAAATAGAGCAAAGTATTCTCCTGGTAGGCAAATTGCTAATTTTTTGTTACCTAATTTCTTAGAAGAAAATGGTTTTGCTTATAGAGCAGTATCAGGCACAATAGATGCCGCTTACCGAATAGTTGCTGATCCATTAATTATTGGCGGTAAGATAAAGAAAGCATATGATGTAAGTAAATATTCTTTAGAAGTAATTGTTGGAAGTGCAGCAAAAGATGGCGTTGCTTTCAATAAATATTTTAATCAAGCCAAAACAATAAACTTTTGGAATAATTATGGTTCTAAGTTAAAGGCTTATAGAGAAGCAACTAGTCCAATTGAAAAGGTTGCTATCAATAAAGAGTTGGCAAGATTAGCACCTGAATTTGGTGATGAAGTAATTAAAACATTTAATAAGTCTGGCGTAGAGGATGTTCTTACCGCTAGAGCCTTTTTTGATAATGCAAAAGATTTAGAAACTCTTATTAAAAATGGTGGTGCTAGAAGAAGAGTTATTGCACCTAGAATGACACTAGGTCGTAAAACTAGAGTTGCACTATTAACTACAACTAATAAAGTATTCAATATAGATGCTGTTGGACCTGAGTTAATTAACGCTCAGTTCTTTGGTGAAGAAGCAACAGATGTTGGAATTATCAAGGCTATTAAAGATGGTGTTGAACAAAACTTAGAGTATATTGGAGATCTAAAAAAGACTAAAGGTGTTAGTATCTTTAGATTTTCTACAGATACAATATCTGCCCGTATTGACCGTATGAAACAACGTTTCACTATTCTTCCAATGTTTAAAGATAATGAATTTGATGTTACTGCACCAGATGCAGCAAAATCAATATACAGTTTAGCTCGTCTTGCTTTGCCTCAAAGAGAGTCAAAGTTAGCTGCAGAAGTATTTAAAGGCATAGAAGATGTTGGTCAAAGAAAAGATTTCTTTTATGGCCTATGGGATAATATTGCTAACATTCGCGGTTATGATACATCCAAACCATTAAGAGAAATTAAATCTACAATGGTTGGTAAAACCAAAAGACAATACGATGTAATAGATGGTCCAATGTCTGATGTTGGTGCTTTTGCTTCAGACTTTAATAATAGCGTTTATGTACCTAATCTGGTTGATCTAGACCGAGCAAGTGCTCGTAGTACTCTTGGACAAAAAATAATTGGTATTCCAGCGAATGATGCTTTCTTAGAGAAGATGGTAACTGGCTGGTCATTCTTAACTTTAGCTGGTCCTCGTTACGCTATCCGTAACTCTATTGAAGACCTTATGGTAAACCTTGCTATAGGGCAAACCCCTTGGGGTCTTGCATCAAGTCGTAGATTAACTACTAGAGTTTTAACTGGTCTAAAGCAAACTGAGGCTACAGGTCCTATATCTAAAAAATATGAAGCACTCGCTAATAGTCCATTAGGTGCAGTTATGCGAATTGTCAACAAAAAAGAATCTGCTGCATTGGCTAAAGAAATTGCGGATCTTGACACTAAGATAGTCGCTACTAAAGAAGCAACTAAAAAGTTGCAAGCAGTTATTGATAAATCTACAAACCCAAAACAAATTGCAGCTTTAAAAACTAAAATTGCTAAACTTGAAGGAAAACAAAAAGTAGATTTAGTTAAAGAGACTCGCGTTATTATGGCAAAAGCCTTAACTCAGGGTCGTTTAAATAACTTCCGTAAATCTCTTGGTATGAAACCTATGAATCAAGAAGGTGTTGATTTCTTAACTGAGCAAATAGTCTATGGAGATTTAGAGAATCTACTATCTGTAGTATCTGAAGGTGGATTAAACTTTGCTACCGGTGCAAGTTTTTTAACTGATGCGGTAGAGTTTACTCGTAGTCACGGGGTAAGATCAGAACAGTTAAGGTTAATCGCTCCAAAAACTTTATACAGCAGGGCTGCTGGTAGAGGATTTGAAAATGTTGCTATTGATCCTACTAATGAGAGTTCATTGGTTACTTGGTTATTGCGTATTTCATATGCCTCAAATGATGAACTAGGTTCATTAGCAGTAGCATATTTAGATGATGAAGCTGAGGCAGTTGCCCAAATTCTTAACGCTCTTAAAAAGAATCCTAAACTAATAGATTCTTCTATTCTTAAAGCAAGAGGTATATCCGCAGAAGAACACGCTAGAATGGTTTACGCTAGAACTAGAAGGACATTTGAAACTAGGATAGATCTTCCAGATGGTACAAAACAACTTAATACTGAGTTGCTAGATAAGGTAAGAACCCTTGATCCAAAGGGAGTAGCATTAACTGGTAATAAAAAAACCTATAAAGTATCAGGTCAAATATCCTTAGATGATTTACCATCAGATTATAATTTAACACCTAGAACAGTTGTTGGACCTACATTGGTTCCAGTAACTAATACTGGAAACTTTGCTGCATCATTTATGGAAAATGGTTGGAGATGGCTAGGTTCTGCTAACGCCCGTATCTCAAGACAACCTATTGCTATAAATGAGTTATTAACTATTCGCAAGCAAATGCGTAAATCTGGCTTTGAAGATGCTTGGATTAAAAGTTATACAAAAGATGTTAAGCCTAATACTGAAGCATTTACAGAGGCAGTAGAATTAGCAAAAAGAGATTTAGCGAGGGTTGCTGAAGAAAGAGCTATAGGTCAGACACTGGCTTATGTAGATAACCCATTGATTAGAACTCAAATTGCTTTTTCATCTCGTAACTTTGCTCGTTTTTATAGAGCGACTGAAGATTTCTATCGCCGTATTACTAGAGCAGTTCGTTATAATCCGGAATCAATTGCTCTTGCAGCATTGACCTATGAAGGAATTACTCATTCTGGATTTGTTCAAGAAGATGACCAAGGTGAGCCATACTTTATATATCCTGGTATTGCTCCAGTTTATAATGCTTATCAGAAAATGTTAAGTGCAGTTGGTTTGGGCAGTGAATTTAAAGTTCCCTTTCCAGTTCAATTTGGAGCACAAGTAAAGATGTTAACCCCATCTTTAAACCCAGATTCTTTAGTACCAACTTTTGCTGGACCAGTAGCTGGTATCAGCATAAGGACACTAGAGTCTCTAGTTAATATATGGTCACCAAGCGCTGCAGATACTATAACAAGATACGCTCTTGGTAAGTATGCAGTAGATCAACCTATTCTTTCATCATTTTTACCAGCACATATTAATCGCTTATATAGTGCTATGAACAAGGATGACCGAGATGGTCAGTATGCTAGTGCTCATCGTAAGGCTGTAACTTATTTAGAGTCTGCTGGGTATACTCCTAAGGCAAAAGAAGATCCTATTAGTGGACAGTTAATACCTCCATCAGAAGCTGAGTTAGAAGAGTACCGTCTAAGAATAAAGCAAACTACAATGAATATTCTTGGTATGCGATTTGTATTTGGATTCTTTGCTCCAGCATCACCACAGGTTCAACTTAAATCCGATATGTCAGAATGGATGAGAGACTCAGGTAGAGCAAACTTTAAACAAGTTTGGAATGACCTTAGAGAAGAATATAAAGGTGATTACGAAGGCGCTATGAAGAGATGGGTAGAGTTATACCCAGACCAAATAGCATTTACTATATCTGAATCTGAGAGAAGTACTGTATCTAAGTTTGCCTATGCTGAGGAGTCTGGTAATTTCGTAGATCAAAACCAAGAATTATTTAAAAAGTACAAGCAAGGTGCAACCTTCTTGATA